ATGGACGTTGACCACTACGCAAAGTTCGTCGACGAGGCGTTCATTGATCCGATCAGGTCGGTCTTGATCGTCGATGACGATTATCCAACTTTTGAGGAGATGTTGTCTGATGGTGAATCATTGGGCAAGGACTGGAGAAATCAAACTGATCGGGTAAGGAAAATCATACGAGGCTTCCGGGCGCGAAACCTGCTTGTCGACATTCACGACGGCAGGAACGTAGGCCTCGACGATGAGATCAGAGAGGCAGAACACCTACACCAATCGGACCTTCTAGTCCTCGATTACCAACTTGACAAAACGAGAGCTGGTGATGGCTCTATAGCTATTAACATCATCCGGAAGTTGATGGCGAACACGCATTTCAATCTAGTTGTAGTACATACGAGCGAGAACCTTGATGCAGTGTTCCAGAACGTCATTTTAGCGTTGCTACCATACGAACTCTATGAACTTACCCAGGATGACCTGTTTCTGGTGGACGAGGCTCTTGAGGAGCTTAGAAGCCGCATAGGGGACCTAGATAGCCGCCTCGACTCCTGCTTAGGACCGACGCAGTACCTCAAATACAGGCAGGTAGGATTCAAAGATTTTATTGCACTATTTATGAAAAAAAGTGCAATATTCAACGAATACAGCGCCTTGTGCGAGGAGGCAGAATGGAATCTCAAAACACAAAAGCTTATCCTCCGTTATCAACTTTCCAGAGCAGCGGAGGCGGCAAAGAAAGGCGAGGGTGTTCCAACCCCTAGGCAGATCGACTGGTCTGACGGCGACGTGAAATGGGCTCGCTCCGACACGGTTTTTGTCGCCTTTTCCAGCAAGAGGGTCGGGGAAGAGCCTCTACAGGAACTCAGCGCTGCGCTCCATGCGTGGCGTCCTGACCCGTCTAGGTTATATCTCGCCCGACTTCAGCACGAGATAGACGAGCATGGGACCGCCCTACAGGCGCAGGTGCTTGGGAAAAAGCATGCCCTTGCAGGATGGTATCACGGCATGCTGATAGCAGATCCGGATGCGACGAAATCAATTATCAAGGAGACTATCACGCGACATTCGGAGCAACTTATAAACTCTGTCGTACCGAACGTAGCTGATTTCGCCGAACGCCTCGTCGAGGCGGAGCGAGCCGGCGATGCCCATGACATCTGCCAAGCCCATTTCGACGTCGATCTTAATAACAAAGAACAGTTGCTCCACGCTCGATGCCAACACAACTCTGTCGTAAGCAGCCAGAACCCAGAGGGTTGGCATCTCACCACAGGGCATATATTCCGTTTTAGCGGGCACTATTGGGTCTGTGCGTCGCCCGCATGTGATATGGTCCCCTCGCAGCTTTCTGCTTTCAGAAAGGAAATATACCAGAGTCGCATCCCATTCGCTGCCATTCGCCTTCAACCGGTTAAATCAATCGAGTTGGCGCTGAACAAAGCCTCCAGCTCTAGGATACTATTTCTAGAGATCAACGAGGAAATCAAGGCGTTCTCGTTCAACGACATCTCCGATGATATGTCTTCACCACATTGGAGCATTTTGTTCGCCGACAAATTAGGCAAACTTGACCCAAAGAGTCGATCGGTCAGCATCATCCAAGTCGAAGGGGATGACAGCCAGATGCTAATAAAAGCGCACGACGCGGAAATTGTCAGCCAATTGCGCTACGAGTATGCCTTGAATCTCGTACAGCGCCTGGGTGTGTCGATGAGCCGGATTGGTCTCGACTTCTCAGGCTACAAGCCGCCGCAGTGATCGGTCGTGACAGCCGGATGCTAGCTGGAACACGGTCAGCCTGTTCGAGGTCGGCCCAGAGTCCGAGATTATTAAACGCGGATGGACGGGTACCCTCTTGCCGTTCTAATGCAACCTCGTTGTGGGAACCCCGGAGAGCATCGCGTTCGACACGGTGCGCGTGTGGGACGATCAGCCGGTGTGCTACCGTAGCATTCCGGTGTGGCAGTTCGGGAAGTAGGATCGCGCCATGGCTGACTCCCGCACCTTCGGCGACCTCTACAAGACCAAGGACCTGACTGAGGACGCCCTCGCGGCGGCCGTCGCCGCCTACGTGGCGGACCTGGCGCCCGGTCCGCGGGAGATCGCGCCGGGCATCACGCTCGACATCGCCGCGGCGGTAGCGGCGAGCGCGTGGGCGACGGGGGTTCTGGGGCGCGAGGAGGCGACCGAGCCGCACAAGCGCGCGGCGGTGCGGACGGCGATGCTGCTGGCGCAAGCCGAGTAGGGAGCAAGCCGCCTTACGGCGCGTTCTCGGCTTGGCTGCAATGGGTGGTCTGGGTTGCGGCGTGCCGGAAGCGACGAGATGCACCCAATAGAGAGAGCCAAGCAGCGCGCTGAGCAACGTGCGTCGGAGGCTCGCCGCCTCCTCCAGTACCTCGGCACCATGGGCATACGCACCCACATCAGCGTCGAGCGCCTGGATCCACCCACCTTGAGGATCCAGGTCGACGGGCTCACACCCAATCGAGCAACCCGGATCAGGGCCGCACTATCGGCCTGTGAGGCGAGGCTCGTCATCATGGATGCGGATGCCCGGCCGGAGCCAGAACAGCCTTCGCCACTGGAAGATCGCTGACCCACGTCGTGTAGCGCGGCGTGCGCATCTCGAACTTCGTCGACCACGTCCGCTTCGCCACCAGCCCCGCTCGCGCCGGCACCACGGCGCCGCGCCCGAACCGGCTGTTGCATGCGTCCATCGCCGCCATCAGCGCCCCGGACCTCTCCCGGTCGAGCGCGTCGAACAGCGGGCGCGGCGCCTGATCGAGTGGCACGAGGTCGGTCGTGACCAGCCCCGCCTTGCTGTAGCGCCAGGGCGTCGGGCCCTGCTCCTTCCAGGTCTTCGCCACCCCATGGATCGCGGCCTGGATCAGGTGGCGGCTGTCGTTCGTCGCCTCCGGCAGATGCACCACCGTCGAGACCGACCGCATCGGGTCGCCCCGGTCGTGCTCGCTCGTGTGATAGAAGACCGTCACAACCGACGCCGCCAGCCCGTCGCGCCGCAGCTTCTCGCCCAGCCGCGTCGCGTGCGCCGCGACCGCCTGCTCCAGCACCTCCCGCTCGGTGATCCGGCTGGAGAAGCTGCGGGTCACGGCGCAGCCCTTGCGCCGCGCCGGCACGCTCTCCAGCGGCAAGCAGGCACGCCCGCGCAGTTCGTGGATGATGCGCTCGCCCACCACGGTCAGCGACTGGCGGGCAGGCCTGGGATCGAGGTCGCGCAGGTCCGCCACCGTGTCGACGCCCATCGCGGTCAGCCGCGCGAGCGAGGCCCGGCCGATGCCCCACACCTCGCCGACCGAGATCCCCACCATCCAGGCGGCGCGCTCGGCCTCGTCAGTGAGGTCGCAGACGCCACCCAACTCGGGGACCGCCTTCGCGATGTGGTTGGCGAGCTTGGCGAGCGTCTTCGTCGGGCCGATCCCGACGCAGGTCGGAATGCCGGTCCACTGGCGCACCGTCGCCCGCAGGTCCTTCGCCAGCGCCACCCTGTCGCGCTCGCGCACGTCCGACAGGTCGAGGAAGCTCTCGTCGATCGAGTAGACCTCGACGTCGCGGGCGAACTGCCGGTAGACGGCATTGGTACGCGAACTCATGTCGCCGTAGAGGGTGTAGTTCGACGAAAACACCCGCACGCCCTTGGCGCGGCACATCTGCCGGATCTTGAAGTAGGGCTCGCCCATCCTGATTCCGAGCGCCTTGGCCTCGGCAGTACGGGCGATGGCGCAGCCGTCGTTGTTCGACAGCACGATCACCGGTACGCTGGCGAGCTTGGGGTCGAACACGCGCTCGCACGAGCAGTAGAACGAGTTGCCGTCGATCAGCGCCAGCGCCCGGCTCATCGCCCGCGCACCTTGGCGAGCGCGTGCCAGCGGATCGAGAACAGCAGCACGCCCCAGAGCAGCCCCTCCTCCAGCTCCTCGACCGCGAAGACCGGCATGTCCGGGTTGTCGAAGGTGAGCGAGAGCCGGTTGCCCTCGAGCACGAGGCGCTTGAGGCTCATCTCGCCGTTGACCACCGCGACCACGACGGCGCCGGCGGAGGGGCGCAGGGAGCGATCGACGACGGCGAGATCCTCGTCGTAGATGCCCGCGCCCTTCATGCACCAGCCGCGCACGCGCCAGATGAAGGTCGCAGCAGGATTGGGGGCGAGCCAGCGCGGGAGTTCGAGTGCGCCCTCGACGAAGTCCTCGGCCGGTGAGGGGAAGCCGGCGCAGAGGGTCGTGCGCATGAACGGGATGCGCACCAGCCCGCCCTCGTCGGCTGCCTGCTCCCCGACGCGGTAGAGGCTCACGAGGCCTCTCCGACGTCCGCCATCGCACTCCGCATGTAGCCGCGCGAGATCAGCCGGTCGCGCTGGAGGCTGCGCCGCTCGGCTTCCGCCAGATCGGCGAGCGCGTCGGCGATCGCCGAGCCGAGCGCCGCCCGCAGGTTGCCCTGCGCCGCCTGGACGTAGGCTGCGGCGATCCGCTCGATTTCTGGTGTTGGTTGGTCCTTCGCGCGGTCGTGCATTCCTACCACTCCCCTGCTAGAACAAAAGCAGAACAAGCACGGCGGCGGGTCGTTCCTCAAGCCAGCTTGACGGATGATCGGTGCAGGGTGTGCACGGCTGTGGACAACGAGGCAGAAGGCCAATGAAGGCAGGGACTTACCACTTCCACTGCACCGACGGCGAACATGCGGTGCTCGACCGCGAGGGGCGATACCTGAGGGCGCGCAACGACTTGCAGGCGGAGGCCGCGCGGGCAGCGCGCGCGATCATGGATCGGGTCGCCGGCCGTCTCGACTGGTCGGCGTGGATCGTCGACGTGCACGACGCAGAAGGGCGACGCGCGCTGACCCTGGATTTCGAGGCGGCGGCCGTCGCGCAGCAGGCGGCCTGAGAGAGGAGAGCCCCAATGCCGATGAAGACGACGTTCCTGGTGCAGACCTTCGAGATCCACCGCAAGCGGCTGCGGCCGGGCCTGCGGGACGTGGCGCCGACCGAGAGCGGGGCATTGAAGCGCGCCGAGGCGATGGCCAAGCGGATGCCGGGCACGGCAGCGCTCAAGATCGTCGCCGACGACGAGACGGGCGAGCTCGACAGCATCGCGATCCTCGGCGAGTTCGGTCAGGTGCCGGAGGATTTCGCTGAGCAGGTGCGGGGCGGGTGATTTTATTCACACTGTCCTCTTTTATAAATGCATAATCGAAATTCTAGGTGTCGTCATGTCTGAAGCAGCCATCGGAAATATGTTCAAGCGACCAAAATTTGACTACCCCAAATGTTGTGTGTTTTGTGGTTCCACAAGTACGACTAAGGAGCACATATTTCCTCGATGGCTGGAGCGTGAGCTTGGTGGGATGCGCAGCATCACCCCTCATCGCATCTCACGCGTAACGAGAAGCGAAGATGGCTATAATATTTTGTCTCGTCCCAGCGCCGGTCGCCTGGACCGAAACAACGAAATGCAAAAACAACTACGAATTGCCTGCAATGAATGCAATAATGGCTGGATGAGTAGGCTCCAAGAAGCCGCAAAGCCCACTATCGTGTATCTACTGAGGCGCATGAGATCTACAGGACCATTTACGGCGACCCATTACCTGACTCAGCAGCAATGTCACGATCTGTCGAAATGGGCGGTGATGACATCTATGGTAATCGAGTATGCCGATATACCTACGGTCGCAGTATCACAGGATCATCGAAATTATTTCAGGGAAACGCAGAATATCCCTGAAAGTTGGCATGTATTTGCCGCGGGATACCGAGGGGTATCAACACTTTCATTTTGGCATATTGGTATAAAAAATCTCATCTACCCCGAAATTCGTGGGCTTGCAATGTGTGATTTGCAAATATGCAGTTTTGACGTTGGGCCATTGTATTTACAGGTATGTTCCGTGAGTAGTCACAACGCTGCACTCGCGGAAGTGCTGGCAGGTCAGGGGGTGAGACTATCTCAATTATGGCCAATTGTGGTACCCGTCGCTGGAATTAACACCCTTTACAACGATGTTGACCTTCGCCGAATATCCTCCGACATAGCTGCACCCATAAGTGGGTTTCCGCCCGACTACTACGATTATAAAAATCCCTACGATGCTAATGGTAGACTGAGAGGCTGGTCTGGTGCCCCGGATGTAAATTGAGATGTGAAAGCAAAAAAGCCCGGCTGCATGGAGCGGCCGGGCTAAGGAGGTGCCGTGCGTCAGGGGCAACCGCCGCCGGCGTCAGTGCTGGAATCCGCGAGATTCGCTTTAGTTCCGGGCGCCTCACAATTTTTCGCCACCCGCACTCGCGCCGCTGCAGCCTGCGCCTCGGCGATCGACAGCGCTAGGTGCGCAAGGTCGACGGGCGTCAGGGCGAGTGCCCGCGGGTGCTCCTGGTGGTCAGTGTAGACAAGAACCGGATCTGGGTCGGCCACGACGTGCGGACGCAGCATCGGCCGGCGAGCGATCTCGGCGAGCAGCGGGTTGCGGGGCGACGGCATCGTCACTCCTTCGCCGAGCATCGCAGCGCTACGGCGTTGCAGCAGTAGCCGAAGTGCCGGCACGCCATGCGCTCCAGCGCCCGCGTGTACGTCTCACCCTCGACATCCCCCATCCGGACGCTCGCGCACAGGAGCGCGAACGCCGCCAACAGGTCGCCCCCCTCCGTGATCGCCGAGGCGAGCGCGGCCTCGGCCGCGCGGTCGAGATCGGCAGTACTCATTTGCCCCGCCTCAGGTACTCGAGGGCGAGCGTCAGCATGCCGAGGCCGATCGCCGACCAGATCGCGTTCCAGACGTTCGTCTGCGCCCGCTCCCAGAATGTGCGGCGGCGGTCGGCGAACTCGAGCGTAGCGCGCAGGCGCTTGAAGTCGTCCTCGTCGTCGAGGTCGAAGCCGAGCGGCTTGAAGAACTCGACGACGCATTTGCGCACCGTCGCCTCGATGTCGGCGCTACCGGCGGGCGCACCTTGCATCTTGGTCAACAGGTCGCCGACGATGAGGGCGGCGGCCTTGGCGAGGGCCGCGACCTGCACGGGATCGACCGTGGGCGGGGGCGGCAGGCTCGGCGGGGTCGGGACAAGGTCGCCCATGGCGCGGGGTGTGCTCGCGGAATCGGAGGAGACCCGCGCCGCCAGGGTCGGCGGCACGGTCGTCGTCAGGGCGGCGGGAGCGCGCCGGTCGTTCGATCGAGGGAGAGGCGGCGGGCCATGTCAGCTCGCCGCCTGGACCTTGGCGGCGGACGCCACCAGGGCGGCGTTGCGGCGGGCGTAGAGGCCCCAGGCGGTCGCCGCGATCGCGACGATCGCGCCGCCGAGGGTGGCGGCCTCGTCGGCGGTGATCCAGCCGCGGCCGACGGCGATGCCGCCGCCGACCTGGACGATGGTGCGCGCGAGCGCGGCGACCTGTTCGCTGTTCATCTGTCGGTCCTCGTCGAGGGGAATTGCGCCGGGAGCCGCCGGCGCACGGGGTCGGGTCAGCGCAGGGCGAGGACGCGCACGCCGAAGCTGTAGGACTGGCCGATCGCCAGCGCCGGGCCGTAGACCGGCACGTCGAGACTGCCGGCGGCGCGCACGCTCGGGGCGCCGACGAGGTAGCCGGCCGGCGCCGGGCCTTGCGGCACGACGACGACGCGGTCGGAGGCGAGCAGGCCCGGGACCGCCACCGTGACGGTGCGCACACCGAGCGCGATCGCGACCGTCGCCGACTGCGCGACGGTGACGGCGCCGAGGTCGACCACGGCCGAGGGGCCGGGCGGCCCGCTCGGGCCGGTCCCGCCAGCCGGTCCGGCCGCGCCGGTCTCGCCCTTGGGGCCGCTCGGACCGACCTCGCCGCGAAGGCCGGAGGATCCGGCCTCGCCGCGCGGCCCGGGCTCGCCGGCCGGGCCCGCGCGGGCGGCGAGCGCGGGACAGGTCGCGTCGACCGCGAGCTGCCCCGCGGCGTCGATCGTGAGGCAGGCGCCGGGCCGCACGAGGCCGAGTCGGTCGGCGCTCGCCGGCATCATTCGTCGGCCGCTCGGGCCGGTCGGTCCGCCGTCCTGCGCCGCGGCGAGCGAGGCGACGAGGGCGAGGACTGCGAGGACAGCGATGCGGATCATCCGGAGAACGCCCCGAAGGTGGCACTGGCCGGACCCATGATGGTCACGGCGCGCCGGGTGGGCGGGACGCGCCAGCTCCCCGGAGCGCCTGCCGCGTCGAAAGCCGGAAACACCGGCATGGCGCCGGCCGAGCGGATCGCGCCGGTCGCGCCGGTCGGGTCGACCCACAGCGGGGGCGTTCCCGGCGGCGAGAGGTTGACGATCGTCCCGCCGTGCATGGCGGCCCCGGCCGGGAACAGCGTCTGGTAGACGTCCGCCGCCGCGATCGCGGCGACGCCGATCGGCTGCCAGTCGACGGGCGGGCTCGCCCAGTCGTCGCCCCGCGCGGCGTGCGAGACCGCGACCACGGTCGAGATGCCCGAGAGCAAGGCCCCGGCGAGCAGCGGCAGGGCGCGCAGGTAGAGCCGAGCACCCGCGAGGGGAATATGCTCGGTCGGCCGCTCGCTGCGCGAGAGCACGTGCCCGCCCTCCTCGGCGGAGTCCGGCGGCTGCGTGTCGATGACGTAGGCGGCCGGGTAACTGCCGATGAGCTGGACGAAGCAGGGCGTCGGCCCGGCATCCGTCCAGGCGTCGGCGCGCAGGGTGTGGCGCTGGGTCGACATGGCGGGATCAAGCGGCGAGCGCCTTGCCGCAGCTCGTGCACTTGGCCGAGGTCGGTGCGGCGGGCGGCTTGCGCGCCATCGCGAGCGCCCCGGCCCGCACCCCCTGCACCCGGCTCGTCCAGCCCTTGCCGAACGAGCCCCAGGTCGAGAGCTTGCGTAGGAACGCCATGCGGTCGTCGCACAGGGCGGTGATGAGGGCGACCGGATCCTTGTCGGCGAGCGCCGTCAGGGTGACCGGCCCGAGCCGGCCGTCGTCGGCGACGCCGAGCGCGCGCTGGAGCGCCATCACGGCGCGGCCCGGGCCCGAGTTCACCGCGAAGTCGAACACGGCGTAGTCGAGGCCCGCCGGCAGGTCGTCGCCGCGCACCGCGTTCCAGTAGCGCGCCCGGTAGATCGGGGCGACGGCCGCGACCGTGAGCGCCCTGACCTCGGCCTTGGTCGCCGCCCGGCCGAGCCACGCGCTCAACGTGCCGATGGTGACGCCGAGGTTGGTCGCCCCGCCCGGATCGTCGGGATGGTCGACGTAGCCGCCCTCGTGCTTGAGGACGAGGCCGAAGGCCTGATCGTAGGTCGCGTCCATGGAAAACCCCGGAAGGTGGAGGGTGTCGAGCGGGAGCCGGACAGGGGAGAGCGAGCCGTCGCAGGGCGCGAGGCCGCCGCACGCCAGCACGGCGGCGAGCGCGAGGACGTGCATGAGAGCGCCTCGAAACGAGAGCGGCCCGCCAGTGGGCGGGCCGCGTGCGGGTCTCGGGGAGGAAGCGCCCCACGGCCGTCGCGGGCCGCAGGGCGTCGTGGTCAGAGGGCGGTGAAGCCGCTCGGGATCGGGTAGCTCATCGCGCCGCCGTCGAACGTCACGCCCCAGGCATCACCCGGCCCGCGGGTGCCGATCGCCGGGAGCAGGTCGCCCAGGCCGGCGACATCGTACCCGCCGGTTCCGGCGGCCGGATCGCCGCCGTTGGCCCACGCCCCGCCGTTGAGCGAGAGGTGGACCTTGCCGGCGACCGCGTCGACGCACACCCGCACGACCGACCCGACCGCCACGAAGGCGATGCCGGTCGACGTGCCCGCCGCCCCGTTGACCTGGAGCGCGCCGTTGTGCGTGAGACTCACCGCGCCGCCGCCGGCCTGCGTCAGGGACACCCCGGAGCCGAGCGCGGCCGGCGCCAGCCCGAACCCGCCGCGGCCGTTGGCCCCAGCCGTCGTGCCGATCGTCGCGACCTCGAAGTAGACCCGCCGACCGGCGCCGATCGCCCGCGTGGCCTTGACGCTGCGCGACCCCGCCGCCTGATCGGACGGGACCGTGGCCGTCAGGTTGCCGTCCGAGAGCACGAGCCCGGCCGCGGCCGAGGCCGGGTTCAGCGTCTCGGCGCTGATCGGGAATGGCGTCGCCTCGGCCGTGATCGGCACGCGCGCCTGCCCGATCGTCGCCTTGGTCCGGTCGGACCGCATCTTGGCGATCAGCGGCACGAGGTAGCCCCGCTGTCCGCCGCCGATGTCGACGGCCCCGGCGTAGTCCATCGCCTTGAGGCCGCGCACGAGACGGCCGCCCCGGATGCGGAACCGCCCCCCGAGCGAGCCGCCGCGGCTCTCGTCGAGGGTCACGTCGGCGATCTGATCCTCTTGCCCGTGCGGACAGCGGACCCACCCGAGGAAGGCGCCCTTGAGCGTGTTCTCCGAGAACGTCGCCGCCGGCATCTCGACGGTCGGGGCCGGCGGGGCGACGACCGGCTTGGCGTCGGCGAGCGGCCCCTTGACGTAGCCGAGGCCGACGTCCCCGCGCTGGAGGATGTCGCGGGTTCGCGTGTCGCCCGTCTGGCACGGCGCGAGGTAGATGCGCCCGGCGATGAGCGCGTTGGCCGGCCATGACAGGTAGCGCCCGACCTCGTCGACACGATCGAGCGAGCCCGACCGCACGCCGTTGCAGGTGCCGCCGGCCGGCGGATGGACGACCGCCGTTCCGTCCTCGTCGCGGTCGAGTTCGATCGTGACGTCGCGCCCGAAGTTCACGCGGGTGAGCCCGCGCGGACCCTGATCCACGTAGGCGACCGCCGCCATCCGGACGCCGCCGGTCGATTGGTCGCTCTCGTTGGCGTAGATCGTGTAGTTGCTGTCGTCGTGCGGGATGATCTCCTTGCGCCGCCGGATGTTGACCCGATCGTAATCGATGCCGGCGAGCCCGGTCTCGACCGGGAAGCGCAGCCCCGCGATGGTGTGATCGTAGCTGTGATGGGTGTCAGTGCAGCGGTAATAGCGCACGTAGCCGTTGCGGCTCATCACGTCGGGATTGTTGTAGTCCGCGTGCGGTGAGAACTTCCATCGCCCGGTGAACACCTTGGTGTGGTGCAAGGTGACGACGAGGTCGGCGTAGGTGCCGTCGACGAGCCCGGAGGCGGCGGCCGTGATCGTCGTCGAGGTCGCGTCCGCGGCGGCTGGCGTCGCCACGGTCATGTTCTTGCCGGCCCATCCCTGCGGGAGCGAGCGGCCGAACAGGCGCACGTAGACGAGCCCGCCGGCCGTGCCCACGCTGCCGTGGGGCGCATCCGTCGTGATCGTGGCGACGCCGCCCGCGACCGTGACCGAGCACGACGCCGCCTTGGTGAAGCCTTGCAGGACGAACGGCTCGGCCGCCGGAGGCTCGAAGAGCTTCGAGGTCGGGTCGCTCGTCGGCGGGATCGGCCTGTTGAGGAGGTCGGTCTGATAAGTGATCGTGTTGGCGTCGACGATCGTCGGTACCCGCACGCCGCCGACGCCGCGCCCGACCCGCCCGCTCGCGAGCACTTCGTAGGGCGCGCCTGCGACGTTGATCCGGGTGTGGGTGCCGGCGGTCATCCCGTGGCCGGGCGCCGTCAGGGTGACGAGGCCGGCAGCATCGCGGGTGATCTTGGTGATCGGCGTCGAGGTGAGGACGTAGGTCTGTCCGTCCCCGGTGAGCGGGCCGCCGTCATAGCCCCAGTAGCTTCCGTGCCGGCCGCGCGAGTAGCAGTTCTGGAACGTGTCGGTCGCCCGGGGCCACGCGGCCCGGTAGGCGTCGAGGTCGGCATACTTCGTGATGAACGTGAGCCCGGCGGTGCCGTACATCACTTCGCCGGCCGTCTCGTGCGTCGGCTCGGCCGCGCTGTAGGTCCCCGGGGTCGTCAGCCGGTAGAGCCGCAGCGACGGCGGCGGCGTGATGATGTAGGCGCCGGGCGGATAGCCGCTGGCGTCGGCGAACACCGGCTGATTCCAGAGATAGGGACCGCGGTTGACGTAGTGCGCGTCGTCGGCGCCGCCGAGGGCGTGATCGATGACGATCCCCTCGACGTGCAGGCTGCCCCACGGCGCGAGGTGATAGCTGATCTTCGGCGCCGCCTTGGTGTTGGTCGCGGTGCGCTCGAGGCCGATCAGGACGATGTTACGGCCGTAGAACACCCATCCGGCGGTGTGCCCGGTCGCCGGGATGCCGCTCGCGCCCGTGACCAGGACGTCCTGGTTGTGGGTGTCATAGATCGCCGGGTCACTGCGCTTCTCGAACGTGCCCGGGCGCAGAGCCAGGGTATCGACGCCGGTTCCCGGCCGCTCGGGATCGGCGGCGACGCCCGGCTCGATCGGGTTGACGAGCGGCGGGTGTCCGTAGCGGCGCAGGGTCGGATCGTCGTTCCAGGCGCCGGCCCGGCGAACCGGGGCTGCGTAGAACGGCGGCACGAGGCGCGACGTGACCTGCTGCGCGTCGAGGGCGCGCGGGCCGGGGCCCGGCACGATGGAGAGGGAGCCGTTACGCATCAGGCGCGCGCCTTCAGGGGGGTGGCACGGACGACGATGGGCGATGCGGTGAGGGACAGGACGAAGACGCCCTGGCCGGCGACGACCGGGATCACCTCGGCGAGGCCGGCGACGACGCGGACCGACTTGCCGTCGTCGACGGCCGGGCCACCCGCGGTGTTGACGACGATGTCGCCCTCGGCCGAGATCCGCAGGTACTTGCACCCGGGCGGCACGGTGAGGAGCAGGGCCGAGGCGTTGATCGTCGCCTTGACGCCGTTGGCGTGGTCGAACACCGGGTCCTGATCGCCGGGCGGGCGTACGGACAGGACACCCGCGAGGAGGGCGCGCAGCTCGTCGAGCTTGGAGTCGGAGGCGTCGCCGCCGGGCTTGTCGTACATCACGACGAGCGTGTCGGCGTTGGCGTGTCCGGTGGTGTCGGCCGCGAGGGTGAGGACGCCGGACACCGCGTTGAACGCGGTGTAGCCGACCCCGGGCGTGGCCGGCGCGTAGAGCAGCGCCGCGCGGGTGAGGTTGAACACGGCGAGCAGCCGGCGCGGGTCGAACCCGGCGACGGCCGAGAAGTTGAGCGCCCGGGTCGAGGCGGAGAAGGTGACGCCGTCGATGATCGTCTTCATGTCGAGGTCTCGCGAGAAACGGTGGCGTGGAAGCGTGGGCGACCGGCCGAGGGGCGGCCGCCGCGGCGACGGGCGAGGGGCGCGGGCGATCAGCCGAAGATGATCGCGGCGACGATGGGCGGGATCGCGGGGCCGGTGCTGCCGCCGCCGCTGGCGGCCGCGGCGTCGATCGCAGAGCGGACCGGACGGCCGGCGGCGAGGAGGTACGCCTCCATCTCGGCCGCGGTGACGGGGTGCTCGGCCAAGCCGCGCAGGACGCTCAGCTTGTCGCCCGGCTGGAGGATCGCCGGCACGACCGGCGCGGCGTCGCCGACGAGGCGCACGTTGCCGAGGTCGACCTCGTACTCGGCCTCGGCGTCGGTGAGCTGCACCGTCGCGCCGATCGCGAGGCGCTGGCCGTTCACCCAGCCGCCGGAGGCGGCCAGGACGAGATAGTCACGCAACATCAGGGGACCTCCGGAAACGACGACGGCCGCCCGGATGGGGCGGCCGCTGGGGTGGGAAACGGGGGCGGTCGGGGGCGGCGGGCGCTCACCCGGCCTTGCGGCCGTCGGTGCCGGCCTCGCCCTGCGGCTGCTTGAGCTGGAGCGTCGTCGTCGAGGGACCGCGCGAGACGCGGTGCACGACGCTCTCGATGCGGTAGGACCCGTCGATGCCGGCGCGCACGCCCTCGACGACGCAGGTCCCCTCGGCGCACGCCTCGACCGCGAACACGAGCGTGACCTCGCCCGAGCCGCCCTCGCGCTCGCTCGCGGTCTTGCGGCCCCTGGCGGCGGACTTCGCCTGATCCTTGTCGGCGCGCGGGGCCGGCGGCAGGTCGATCACCCCGGCCGCGCCGGAACTGGCGCCCGGGCTGGCGCCGACCTCGACGTCCTCCTGCTTCCACTTCGCCGCCTTGCGGTCGTAGTAGCGCACCCGGGCCTTCGCGAACCGCGGCCGGCTCTCGCTCGGCGACAGGCGCCACGAGATCAGGTTGTCGCCGCGCACCGCCCGGACGCTCGGCAGGCTCGCGCCGCCCGGGGTCGCGCCGCCGCCGCGGGCGGCGAGCACCGCGGTCTTGCCGCGGATCTTGAACGTCGCGCCGAACTCGTCGGCGAGTTCCTGGCCCAACTGCTGGAACGAGCGGCCCTCGCTCGACCAGTACGGCCGCTTGATCGACCCGAGCGCCTTGTCGACCTTGACGCTGTCGATCCCGGCTTCCTTGGCCGCGGCCTTGAGGAACTCCTCGAGGGTCGCGTCGTCCTTGTGCAGCGAGCGGCGTTCCTTGACCTTCGAGCGCTTGTCGTGGCTCGTGCAGTGCACGGTGAGCTGCATGCCGCCCCCGCGCGACCCGCTCGACTCCGGCGCGTCGGTGACGCCCTCGAACTTCGTCGCGCCGCCGAGCATGATCGTGATCGGCGCGCCCTTGGGCGGGAGCATGACCTGCCCGTCGGTGTCGTCGAACACGAGGGTGGCGGTGTCGCCGGTCTCGCCGGGCTTGTCGGTGACCTCGATCGATTCGACGTAGGGGTTCATCCGGTCGGTCATCGGCCGGCCGCCGATCGTGACCGCCCAGGGTACGGAGAGCATCGCGAACTCCGGGATCAGGAGAACAGGTCGACCACCACCCGCCGCGGGGCGGCGGCGGCCGGCAGGTCGGGCAGGACGACGCGGGCGCGCAGCGGCAGGACCGGGCCGGCGGCGGCGAGCGCGCGGTTGAGGGCGAGCGCGCGGTCGAGCATCGCGCTCGTCTGCCCGGCCTGCCCGTAGGCGCGCCAGAGCAGCAGCGAGAGGGTGAGCCCGCGCTGGGTGACGACGATCGTGCGGGGCATGGCGTTCAGCCGAACAGCGAGAGCAGGGTGGCGACGAGGCCGGCGCCGGCCGCCTCGCCGGGATCCTCGGCCCGCTCCAGTCCGAGGCGGTGGCCGACGACGAATCCGACGCCGCCGGGCCCGATGTCGCGGTGGCGCTCGCCGACCTTCTTGAGCACGTACCAGCCGAGCACCCGCCCGTCGCCGCGCATCACGAACAGCTCGCGGCCGTCCTCGCACAGGCTCTGCGCGAGATCGAGGTGCGACAGCCCGCCGGTGTGGAACGGCAGGATCGAGCCGGAGATGTCGAGGGTCTCGTCGCCGGCCCCCTCGAACTCGTGGGGCCGGCGCCGGTTCATGACGTCGTGGCGGGCGAAGTCCGCCTCGATCTCGCGCTCGACGCCGTCGGCCGAGAACGGGAACGTGTCGAGGGTGAGCGGGCCGAGTTGGTAGAGCACGCTCTCTCTCCTCAAGCGTAGGTGTTGCTCATCGTCCGGCGGACCGCACCGGTGGAGGGGGCCGGACCGGCGGCGGCGGAAGCCGCGACCGAGGCCGCCCCGGCAGCGGCGGCCGCGCTCGCGACCTGCCGCAGGACGCCGATCGCCTGCTGACCCTTGGCGATGAGGCCGTCGAGCCCGGAGGCGTCGACCGCGGGCGCGACGCGCATGCCGTCGAGCGTCGCGAGGGTGTCGCGGGCGCCGCCGGCCTGCGGCGCGATCGACCCGCCCGAGGACCCGCCCGCAGGCGGGGCCGCGGGAGCGGCCCGGGTCAGGCCCGGGGCCGTCTCGGGCGAGGCCGGGGGCGCGTAGCGGTCCTGGACCCGCTTGAGCGCCGAGGCCGCCTCCTCGCGGTTGAGGCCGGTGGGACGCGGGGCGGGCCCGGCGGTCGCGGGAGCGGGGGAGCCCGGGACGGCGGCGGCCGGCTGGGGTGCCTCGCGGGGTCGGATCGCCCGGCGGATCATCGCGTCGGAGTACAGCCGGGAGGCCGGGCCGTGCTCCTGGGTGATGAGCGCGCGCACGAAGCGCTGCATCGCCGCCTCGTCCGAGAGGTCGATGCGCTGGCCGGGCGCCACCCCGGCGCCGCGGGCGATGTTTGCGGCCGCCTGCCGGTTGCCCGGCGTCCAGCCGCCACGCGCGGCGACGAGGTCGTTGACGGTCTGCCGGCTGCCCTCCCACTTGCGGCGGGCGAGGTCGACGAGCGCGCGCATGCCGTCCTCGGCGTTCGCGAACACGGCCTGGGGGTCGCCCTGGTCGGTGTTGCGCGACGGTCCGATGACGCTGCCGAAGGCGCCGACCCGGGTGAACTTGATGTTGCCCGGGTTGTTGTTGCGCATCCCGGCCGGTAGGCGGGCGACGTTGACGTCGGAACCGAACTCGGCCTCGGGCGAGACCGCAGGTCCCGGCCCGGTCGCGCCGGCCCCGCCCGAGCGGGATCCCGTCCGCCTGCCGGAGGGCGGACCGGCCCGGCGCGAGGGCTCGGCCGGCAGCGAGACCCAGGAGGCCTTGACCGCCCGCGCCGCGCCGGCGCCCGGCGCGTCGAGGTGGATCGGGACGTGCACGCCCTC